TCTTAAAGTAATCGATGACCAATCATAATAAGAATCCTTTTGTCCAGTATTCAAAATATATCTGGCAGTAACGTTTGATGACTCGGTGAGAGCATTGTATACAGATGTAGTTACGTTAGCACCATTTAAATCAAAAATAGCATTAATTGAATGAACATCCGTTACGTATAACCATTGTGGTTGCCCTGGTCTTCTTTCAACTATTGATTGATTGATAATAGTTTGACCATCAAATGGAGCCACGTTCGCATTATTGTTAGCAGCAAAAACTTTTACGTAAGTTCCTAGGCCTATACCCCATCCTGGGTCAACTAACTGGGTGTTTGCTTTAACAAATGTTTTTGTTTTTGAAGTTGGGTTAGAAGCATTTACAACAGCATAAATGTTTGCTGTCATATTCGCACCATCTGTTACCGTGATTGTTCTTGATGAAGTATCAACAGTAAAGTTTTCAGCCGGAATAGTTCTACCTACTTGATACCAACTTGTGCCAGAATTAGTTGGGATAACTTGATAATATCTTTGTTTTGAATCAGTTGTAGTTGCACTTTGTAGAGTTTCACCAGTACCTAAAGATAATGCTTGCGATACTCCGCCGGTAAATGTGACAGTTTGATATAATCTCTTATATGAGTATGAAAAATCACGTATAGTATTATCAGCAACATTTTCTACACCAACTCTAATTAACAAAGGTTCTCTTATTGTATCTCTAATTGAAGCAGGCTGAAATAGCCCTTTAGATTGAACAAGTGTGGTTGTAGATACACCAATTTGTTCATCTTTTGATAAAGGTGAAACATTTGCCAATGCAATACGAGAATTTCCAGCACCCAATCTAACAAGAGATTCAGCATCAGCGAATTTAGGATCAAGTATGAATCTAAAATTGGCTCCAACTGCGGTGCTAAAAGGTGGGAAAACGGTAGCAGTTAAACTTGATCCAACATAATCAGTAATGATTCTTGTTGAATTATCGCTAGGTGAGTTTAGTGGCGCACCACCAACAATTCTCAATGACAAGCCTTTATATACATCATTATTTGCAGCAAATCCAGTAGGAAATACCACTGTGCTTGTGGAGCCACCTGTTGCATTTATACCATAACCACCATTTGCCGCTATAGGACGAGTATTTACATCAGTTAAATATACTTTGTAAATATAGTTATTACTCTCACTTGTGTTGCCCGAAACGGAATAAAAAGAAACAACTTTAATTTTTGTGTTTCCAATTGTTGTGTTTGCGTAAATTGCAGCATTTCCTGTTCCAACATAATTAGTTATTTGACCGGTATTCAATAATGAAATATCGGCATTAGCATATTGGTTTGTTGCAAAATTACCATACATGCCATTGGCAAAAATATAATAACCGTAATCAACCTCAACTCTACGATTTTCTACAGTCTCCGTAGTTCTTGGTTTTGGTACAGTTATTGTTGTTGGTGCATCAGTTCTAAATTCATAACCTTTAATATATGCTTTACCTGAACCTAAAGTAACATTAGCAAAAGCCGAATTCGAAACGCTGTCGGTGAGTTCTAATGGGAAATTTTTAATAACATAATCACCAGACTCATCTTCTGTTCTGCGGGCAAATTCATCACCTAAAGAAGCATAGATTGGAGTATTAACAGTTTTTTGTGGAACACCACCATCCATGATGCTTAACTCCACAAATTGTTTCAAATCTGTGCTACCAATCGGTCTTGTCTCCAGTGTCATCAAAACGAAGCAGTATTTGCATAATAAGTTATTGCTTGTGGGTCAGTATTTGAAGTGTAGATAGTTTCATTAACTGTAAATGGATCGCCATATAATTGATTGACAATAAATGTGATTGGCTCATTATTTGCACTAACAGCACCATACGATTTTAAAACATATGCACGTTTTGTATTGGCCGAATTAATAATTACTTGTTTATCAAAATTTAAATATGAAATATCTTGGCCGGAATAACTTGAAGCAATGTTAATATACGCTACATTTTGAATTGTGATTTGCCCACCTGTAACTACGGAACCAGTTTTGAACACATGGTCGCCAAACTTTTTAATCTGATCTTGTAAGGTACTTTGAAGTTGCGTCAATTCACGGGATTGAACAGCATTTCCCGGCTTAAACAAAACCCTATAATAATTTTTATCGTCGTCAAAATCGTCGTAGTAAGGATCTTGATTAAAATTTGTAGTAAGTGCCATTTATTAACCTTTAAAATCTAACAATAAGTTTGATATTTTCAGCCTGACCTTCTGCTCTTGTGGTCTTAGTCGCATTTTGCGTATATAAAATATCACCTGAATATGGTTCAAATTCTGGATTCTGTACAGTTACAACCAGACGATCAGAAACACCAGAACTAGCTCCTCTCAAAAGAACCCATATTTCATATCACGAATTACACGAATAGACGCATTTGAACCTGTACCATAAACAAAAGCATTTGCTCTTGAATAATTAATTCCAATCGTAGTTACAGTTACTTTAGTTAAAAATCCATTAGCATTAATTGATGCGGCAGCCACGGCACCAGTTCCATCACCATCGATAAAGATTCGTGTTGTTAGTGCGATTTGATTTGCGGTTGTATTTCCACCGCCAGCAGAAGTTGTCGCAGTGGATAAAAATATGTTATTATTAGGCACATCTATTCTGGAAATGAATGTGCCAGGTGCTATTCCTGTACCCGAAACTGTCATGTTGGCCGTAACGTTTGTTGTGTTGGCTAAATTCAGTCTTGTGCAACCAGAAGAAAAAACAGGAATGACTGCTACATTATTCTCATAAAAACCGGAACCCATATTTTCGACAACGATTGTTGTAAGTTCGCCATCAACAACACCAATAAGATTTATGTTATAGTCTAATTGATTTGTACTTGATGGGGCTGGAATCCAATCGTCTGCCAAAAATTTATTCGATGGCTTAACATTAAACATGTACTTCCAAATGTAACCATCAGAGGTTGCGATGTTACCATTAGAAGATGTATAATCGCCAGTAGGTTCTACGGTTGAATTTGCGGATACATTGTTAGACAGACACTTGTAAACATTTCGCTCAGATGTGAAAACATACATCGGTTTGACGTTTAGTGAATTGTTTCCAGTTAGCAACTCATCCAAGTCAATCAAATCATCATACTGTTTATACTTTGTATTTGCCGTCCAAGATATTTTAGGTATGACAAGTTCAACATCATTACCAGTAATCTTTTTGGCTGCAATCATATTTTCCCATGCAAGTTTTTCATCGTTCACGGAATCTACGATTGAATTGGGAACATTTTCGTCAAAATAAGGTAAGTGATTGCCAATAAAAACGTAACCAATTTCTGGCGCAGGTTCATAAAAAGATTCTTTAAACTGAACCGCAGAGATATATGGTATTTTTTTAGTCGTAACTGAAGTCATAAATTATATTTATTGCTTAAATATGATTGCTGTTTGTGCATTGGATGTTTGATACCAAGACACAGGATTAATTGTAATGACAGCACCAGAACCGGCACTATTAGGTGCAACATCTGGAGTATAGTAATATTCTCCAGCACCTTGCAAAACACTATTGCTATTTAGTGTAACTTTACGAATTGCACCATTACCAGGATAAACTTCAACAAGCGCATTAGCTGCGGTATTTCTACCAGTAAATCCAACGGTAATTACTGCATTTGTTTGATCGTTCGCAACAGGCGTAATTGTAAATACGGCGTTTGTATATGAGTTACTGTTTGCTGTAAGTGTCACAGAAGCAGTCTGACCAACGTTTGCCGAAGTATTAACTACTAAGTTTGCTGCTGCTTTTGCATTAGCACTATATCCTATGATAAAAGATGCTACAGTTGATGGTGACTGCAATGTATCAGTGGCCGGGTCAAGAATTCCCACAACAATAATATCTGCACCATTTGCATATAAGCCAACATGATTCACAGTGGTTCTTACAATCGCACCAAAAGCACCGTTAACCTCAACCGTACAGTTTGCACGAATGTTTGCAGTTGCTTGTGTTGTCGAAAACACCACGTTACCATTTACGTATCCCGAACCACCAACAATTGGGCGAACTTCTGTCACCGAAACGGTTGTCACATTTGGTGTCACGGTTGTTGGTGGAATTCTGTATAAACCAACATCGGTAACTACTATTGATTCTATATTAATTGCACCGTTTGAATGCACAGTATAAGTTGCATTCGCATCCCTAACAGGAAGACCACCGCTAAACACCAGATACCCATTCGCAAGACTATTTCCCGTGAAAAGATTTCCAGCAGTGTTTGATACAACCGATATTACAGAGTTTGGTGCTGTATTTAAAATAGCAGTGGGTGTAGAACCATTAGCATACAAACCAGGATCAACAATCGTAATCTTACGAATTTGTCCATCCAAAGGTTTCATTTCTAATGTGAACGAAGCATTACCAACATTTGCTGTTGCTAATGGTGTACCTTTGTATAAACCACCACTTACCAAATGCACGTTGTATACAAGGCCTTGGGAATTAACAACAATTATAGCATTTGCACCAACGTTGTCACTTCCTGCTCCACTAAATTGAACGTATCCATTTACACCATATGCAAAGGCGTTTACAGAAATTGAGTTTACTTGTGCAGATAATGGTGGGAATGTTTCAACACGAATTGTTGCTTGACGACTTGGATCACCTCCAGAAATTACAAGAACGCCATTTGAATGTCCGTTACCTGTACTGTTTACAGTAACCGAAGAAATTACAGCATTTGCGTTTGTATTTGGTCTGGCAGTTGGTGTAGATTGATACAGTCCAGAATCAATCACTTCAACTGTGTTGACAACCGTGTTTGGATGAACAATTAATCTTACGTTTGCATCTCTCAATGGTGAACCGCCAGAGAATACCAGCCAACCATTTGCATAACCTTGACCACGAATTGGTATACTAATACCATTTGCATATACAACACGATGTGGATTACTATCTGGTATAGCGATTGGTTTATTAGCATACAAACCACCAGATACAAATGTTAATGTTCGAATTGTACCATTTGAATTAAATACTTCTACGTTTGCGATTGCTGGTATTGCTTCATCTGTACCAGAGAATGTCATTACACCATTTTCATATCCAGAACCACCAGCAGTGATTGTGAGACTTGTAATTTGGCCGCCACCATTTGAAAATACTAGATAACCATTTGAGTATCCGGAACCAGCATTTGCAATTCTTAAATTAGAAATGTTTGATGTCGTAATTAAAGATGTGTTGCTGACAATCGTGTTAATTTTTCTAATTTCACCATTTACCGCAATCAGTGAACCTAATGACAAAATACCTTTTGTGTTAGCGATATTATATTTTGTACTATTTCCAGTAACAACAACTCTACCATTTCCAACATTGACTGTGCCAGCAATTGTATTTGCCGTAAAACTCTGAATTGCAACATCAGTAAGTTCAACCAGATTTTCTTTATTATATAAAGCATAGTTGACCATGCCAACAGGATGTAACAGTTGCTTCAGCATTGTTTTGTATTTGCTGAACTCTGTTTTTGAAGAAATTACATAAGAATAATCAACGTAGTAATCTTGGCCTTGAAGTTTTCTTTCGAAAGAAGACAATATAGAATCGGATGTTGTCCAACGACCGGGCGCAGAAGAATACGAGCGTTCAATTTCTGCTGTTGCTGTTGCTGTGCCATCTCCACCAACAATACTTACGGTCGGGTTATATTCATAACCAGAACCAGGATTAATAACTTTAATTGAAATAATTTGTCCATTGGCAGTAAATCCTGTTGGTGTTAATGTTTCACCATCACCTATTAGCGAATCAATTTGAATATTCGCACCCGAACCTGTATTAGAACTAACTGAAATCGTAGGAAACTTACCTTGTGTGTAACCATAACCACCAAGTGGCCAACGATCATACACACCAATTTTTTTGTTTGATGCTGAGTACGTAAATACTGATGAAACTGTAGCAATAGTGTCGCTTGTGATAGAAGAAACAATTCTAGACTCATTGTTAATATCTACAAGATCGCCACCTTTTAAATCTTGTGTAAAGAAAGTTCCTGTGCCGGTAATTTCATTACATGCTGCCGTAACTGCACCCACACCACGAATTCTACTATTAGCAGAATCAATTCTCTGAATTGCTCCACCCACTGAAATTTTACCAACAACAGCCGCCGCCATTTGACCATATGTGCCTGGTGGATTGGCATTAAAAATAACTTCATCTCCAATTTGATAATTCAATCCACCATCGTTAATTTTGTAACGACCAATTGACTTCAGACTTTTTGAATAACGAAACGGAGCATTTGCTGCATACTGTGCGCCAGCAGCATCTAAAAATGTTGAATTTTTTTCTGTAAGTGGTACAGTAGAAGAAAGAATTTTAACGTTACTTATCGGACCTACAGTGAGTGTAACATAGTTAAAAGCATTAGCAATCGAATTGGCGGCACTTATGTTTGATTTTGCAAACACTGCACCAAAATTCGAACTGTTTACGTAAACGGTGCCACCAACATTTAAACTTAAATTTGATATTACGTCTGGAGATACTTTAAATGAATTGGCTGCATTGGCGCCAGATGTGTCAATGTTATCAACAACAACAGTCATTGTTGTGAATGAACTGTTACCGTATACAGAAATAGGTGATGCGTTTGAAAATACAGCACCACCGTGAACAACACTTATGGTATCAATTTCTCCAGTAATGACTCTTTCGACTGTGCCAAAGGCATTGACTGATGCATTACCACCAAACACGAAAACTGAATCACCAACACTATAGTTATTTCCAGCATTAATTAAATTAAATTGTCTAACAATAGAAAATGTTGAAGCACGAATATCAATCGAAATGTTATTTGTTTCATCATTGATTGGTATCGTAACTATTTCACCATTTAAAAAATTGCCTCTGAGCGACTTTACATTAATTAAAAGTTCAATAGGTAAACCAAGATTCAGAGTATCAGAGATGATTCTTCGGCTTGCCGTTTCGATAATAGCAGACGCCTTTGAAGTAATGCCGGTAACTTTGCGATTGTTTAATAAATCTATATCAAAATTGTCATAATTTACATTGATTATTGATCCGTTAGCGGGAGCAACAACAAAATTTAGTTGACGGTATTCTTTATTAATAAAATAATCAACATCTGGAATTTTAAGCACATCATTTACATAAACACTTATCTCATCTTTTCCAGATTTTTGTGCCAAGTAAAATGTCTTGTTTGTTCCATTTCCAACATAACGACTTGAGATATCAGGATTAATTCTTAAACGATTATCTATTTGCCAGTTACTAGCTGATGCACGAAGAACATTATTTTTCGGTAAAATAACGTCAATGTCTTCACCAAAGACAAGTTGAAACAAAAGTTTAAATGAATTTTCAGAACCCTTTGTTCTATAAAGGGGAAGAAGATGTTTGAAAAGAAGTGCTTTGTTTGACTGTACTTCAAGTGGAACTAGCGCACCATAAGTATTATAAAAACTTTTTTCGAATCTGTCTAAAGAATCATCAACATCTCTAATGTTTCTTAACGTTTTTGCCGTTGTGACTAGATTGTTTGATGTGAGCGTAGTATTAGCCTGAGCCTCAAGAAACTCATAATATGCTTCTAAAAATAAAATAAATTTTGGATATTCGTCACGTACAAATTCAGGAACTTGACGACTAACAAGTATCGATGTTTTTAAATCTACTGACATTATACAGTTTCTAAAGTTGTACTAATTGATGTTGGATCATCTTCATCTATAGTTATAATAGTATTTTTTTGTGTACTTATAATGCCTTTTTCCGATTCAATTGAAATTCGAACATCGCCATCAACAGATTGAGTGTCTTTTATGTTTATATTAAAAATTTTAATTGTTCCCGTATCATAGTCAATTTCACCAGCATTTTCATCAACAACTTGCCTTTGGGAAAATGAGTCGTAATAAACCGTGCGAATTGTACCAGTTCTTCCATCGATGACTGCCGAAGCTGTTGCACCATATCCCCCACCACCACTAATGCTTACAGTGGCACGTGTATAATCGATACCACGATTTACAATTTCAATACTTTGTATTTGCCCATTTACTATGGTTGCTGAAGCATTTGCGCCAGTTCCATCACCATCAATTGTTACTACAGGTAAAGATGTAAATCCTGCACCAGGATTTGTAACTTGAATAGAAGAAATTCCTGAAAACGATTGTGGTATTTCATCAAATTGCACTTCACGATTAATGCCACTTGAATCTGTAACAGTAAAAATTGTTGAAGTTAATTTGTTACCAATTGTACCTCTGCGTAAAGGTGAATTAAAATTAATCGTATAAGGAGTCGATGCATTTAAAGTTGGCACAAATCTTTTCTGTAATCGAACAGATATGTTAGATCCTATAATTGAATTTATATCTACAGAGTCAACCGCATCTTGAACTTTTGATAAAATAAACTGTGAAGAAAATTTATCTAAGTTAGTTTCTTTGTAAGACAAAATTGATGTTCTTATTGCTGTTCTAAGTTGTTGCTGAGTCAAAACAGTTTTTTTAGGATCATAAGTTACTGTTGGTGAAACAAGCAAATATAAAAATTCAGGATCACGTATTACAGTTTGAATAGCAACTATTGCCTTTGGTTTAATAATTTCATCGATAATACGCTGTTTTTCTGTATCAGACAAATAGTAACCTTCTTTAGGTTTTAATGAAATATAAGCAATTCCAAATTTTGGCGGCGATTCATCTTCACCACCCCATACAGATACAGAATCAATTGATGGATAATTTTTTTGAATATATGATTCGTAGTCCGAAAAAGTTACTAAACGATTTTGTGTTGTAAATTGCAGAGGTGCGGCAAATTTAATATTGTCTACCGATTCTCTTTCGGCACCGCCGGCAGCTTCACTTACTGGATCAATTACAAAATTAGTTTGAGAATTTCCTAAAGAATCAACGAGAGATGCAGTAGCAACGAAATTATTTGCCTTATTAGCCAAAGTTCCATTTGTAATTAAATAAGAAATTGAAACTAATGAACCATCAGATATTGATTTTCCAATTACATCATCACCAAAATAGATATCGTATCTTCTGTTTTTTCCCTCTTGAATATAAAAAACTGGAGAAGTTGTTGTTGTTTCTGATGCATCAGATGCTAGTGTATAAACCTCAGAAGATGTATTTGTAGAAGATGGCTGAACAGACACCGTTATTGTAGAAGTATCTACTCCATCATCCAAAATTGTGAAGATTTGTTTTGGATTAGTTGCTTGAGTGTAGGTGTAAGTATAAGTTACTAATTGTCCCTCATGTATTGTTAAATTTGGAAATGTAAAATTTGTATTTGACTTTGTTACAATCGTTTCTTCTAAAGTAACAAAACTATAACTAACGCCATCAATTTCACTAGATAAAAATCTAAATCCTTTTGGTATGGTGATTGTCGATGCAACATTTGAAGTAGTATTTACCGTAAAATTAATTGTTGCACTGGGTGCCTTACGAGAATAAGGAACGTAACCCAAAACCTTAGCATGAGAAATTACAGAGTCTCTAAGTAAAGCCGTATCCATGAAGGCCTCATTGGCAATCATGTTTAAGTAATATGCCTGATAGTGTGTATTATAAGCAAGAATATCAAGCAAAACTGACAAACCCGAACCCTCAAAGTCGTAATCTGTAAACTCTGATTGTGCTTGTAAATATGTTTTTAGATTTTGTTTTATCTGGTCAAAATCAAGTTCAGTTACTCTTAAACGTTCGGTCATTTTATCTTATGCGTTCTAAAAAGAAGTTAATCGTTATTGGATTTGGCAAATTTATAATGAAAAATTGCATTGTTACGTAATAACCATTATCATCTGGAGCAGGAGATGCTGTAATACTATCAACTTCAACTCTAGGCTCAAAATTTTGAATTACTTCTACAATTTGTCTTTCTAATGCTGCGCCAGAAATTGAATCCACCAACTCAAATAAAATTTGTCTGATGCCCGATCCTATCTCTGGTCTAAAGGGTCTTTCATAAAAGTTAGTGGATACTAAGTTTTTTACTGAATTAATTATTGCACGTTCATTTACGTGTTTATTCACATCTTTTTTAACAGGATGTGGGGTAAAATTTAAATCCAAATCTTTATAGCTTCTTTCAGAAACTATTGAAGGGTTGTTTGATGTAATTGTTGTTGACATCGTTTATTTATTCAACCGGCAAAAACATTTGGTGAACCAGATGCGACGGCAGTGCATCCCCCAATACCATCACCAACACGACCAGCACCTCTACCATTAACTCTTACAGTGCTGGAACCAGACGAAATTGCTGCCACATGCACTGAACATGGATTATCATTTGGTATTAGATGTGGTGTGTTAATATGCCCTTGACAACTCCAAGGTATACCGTTTACCAAAACATTTGTTGAACCTTGGGCTCTTGATGGTGTTGAACAATGTGTAATGTCCATATCTCCAATTCTACATGCTGCTGGCATAATTTTCTCCTATTCTGCTGGTTCAACCCAACCAGGTGGGTCTGAAATATAAGTTGGTGTTATAACGTTACCTGAAGCATCTTGTATAACCCTACCTGGTGCTATTCCTTGTACAAGTGACTGTAATCTGGTGAAATGTCTGGTAGGTATTAAATGTACCATTTGAGTAAATTCTACAATTTCTCCCTGCGCCGTAAAAGTATAAGTTACAAGTTTTTCTGGCGTATCTTCAGGATAAAACTTCACAATATTATTCCAGCCAGTCGTTGATGTGCTTGAAGTTGCTCTTGCTGCAACTAATGCAGAATATGAATTATATGTGGTCACTTGAAAGTCACCAGTCGGTTTTGCTTCCGAACCATAAAAACTAGATGCGTTTGGATCATAATTATTTGTATTAATTACCTGATAGACATCTCTTGTTGTTAGATCATCTCCATATTTTCCAGACAGAGTGTAAGTTGTTATGTAAAACTGTGATATAGTGCCAGTAAGAATGCAACTCGTATTTGTCATCGTAACGCCAGTTATTACACCTTGTGTCGATAGTCCTTTATCCGCTATAGCACTAACAAACGAAACATTTACTGGTTGTCCCATATCAACCAAAGTTTTAGCATGAGAGAACTCTACAGTTTCACCATCAGGTATCACTCTAAACTGTGTGCCATATATCGATAAAGCCATCTCTTACAGTGTTCCTCTTTTCATTAACTCTTGAAATCTTGGCATCCAAGATTCTATTTCCTCATGATCTTCTTTTGTATGTGGTGGCGGTGGCATGTAAGGATTAAATTTAATCACAGCATCAAACTTTTTGGGTATGTCTTCCCAACGTTCGTAAGTTTTCAACTCACCATTCAGTAAAATAATAAATTCATGTTTCATGTTTAGTTCAGTCTAATTATTGATCCTTGTATAGTCATTGTGCCGCCAGATTTAATTGTTGCAGAACCACTTGCTTGAATATCTAAAGTTTGACATGTAGCTCTCAGTCTTTGAGTTACAGCCAGTGTAGCATTCTTTTTAATTGTTCCATTCAGATTACCATCAACTGTAGCAGTAACATCACCCTTGACTGTGGCATCAACATTTTTACCAACAGTCATTTTAACATTTTTGTCTACTTTGACGTAAGCGTTTTCTTTTACATAAACTTCAGCATCTCCTTGCACCGTAACAAAACACTTACCCATAATGTACACACGGTCATTGCCCATTACAATTTCATAATTATCTTTAGTAATCTTTTCTACTTTATCACCAGCCGGAAACCATTCTTGAAATGAACCATTACGGTGTGCAAGATGAATACGTTCTTTACCAACAGTATCATCAAATTCCATAATGTGCCCAGACTCAGTTTCAGTAACATTGTTGTATGGATACTTTGCAGCATATTGCGTTGTTGGTTCTGTCCAAGCACTAGTTTCAGCAACGGGAATAGATTTAACTACATTATCTTTACGTTCCTGAATAAAAGTTTTATTCATGTTTTCATCATTACGTGCTAATCGTGATGTTGTTGGTTCATCTAATATTCGTGGATAAGATTCAGCAGCAGACTTTTCTGTGATCTTGATACCCGAACCATCAGTGCTATATGTTTTTGATGCTGGTGTTCTTGGTGAATTTTGCAATTCAGAGGATGTTCTTGCGTCACTAAATCCCTGTTGATAATTTGCGGCAACAATTGGTATACTAGGCAATACACCTAAAATTATTGGTTCTTGAGCATTTTCCCCATCAGCAAAAAAACCAAACACCATATCACCTTCACGTGGTGAATAAGTGTTTGTATTGTTTGTTGGTAAAGCAGATTGTGCCCAAGGCAAAGAATCAGTAGGTAACAAAGATTTGTTATCAGTATGCCAACCAACACAGCGAACTCTACATCGCCCCAGTTTTAGTGGATCGTTAATTTTCTCAACGATACCAATCCACCAAGTAAAACCGTTTTTACCAGCAAAATTTTTATTATCTTCAGATTGTTCCATATTGTTCTATTTCTCTTGTCTCTGCTGATGTTGCCGATGGAATAAATTGTAAGTCATTAGATGTTGTGGCCAATTCTAAAATGGTTTCATGTTTTTGATAACCTATAATGTGTCTTGTGGCAACAATTAAATACTTACCACTCAAAGAACGATCTTTGTTATCATCACCCTTTTCACGAATAGAAAAACTAGGGAAATTTAATGTCAAATTAAAACCAGATGTAAGTTGAAAATTACCAGCCATAACCAGTTTAATTCTTTTGTTCATTAAATTATTAAATATGGCTTTTCTCTGAAACACAAAGTCTTCTTGTGTTTCAACTTTTGAAATTGAAGTGGGGTCGTATTTTTTTATATACTTACTCTCACTTCTAAATGCACCAAAAGGACTTACAGTTTTTTTAGAGTCGTATGCTTGTGATGCGTCTGTACCACCACGATTGACTGAAGCAAAATAATTAGGATTTTTGTTACCATGATTCATTTGAGAATAGTGATCTTCATAGGTAATCTTTTTAACGCCAATCGTTCTAGTAATAGGATCGAATCCTATAAAAGTGCCAGAGTTCACACCCGAACGTGTCGTTTTAATTTTATCAACTTGAGAAATTATTTCATAATCTTTGGGGCTCAAAAGATCATCGGTAATTCCTGTTTCTTGTATATTTTTAGGTGGAAACTTAATATCAAACAAAGATGGCGCACTCAACAAACTTGATAATGATGCGAAATTGTATCCCAAATTATTTTCAAAAAACACATAATTGGGCGATCTTTTTTCATCGATTGCTCGTTTTGCACACCATTCAATTGCATCTAAAGGTTTTAAGTTTGGTATTACAATGTCACGAATTCCTGTAGTCTCTTCAAAAAGACCTTTTAATTTGTTTGCCGGTGTCTTTAAATAATTTGTAAGTATTACTTCAACTATTTTTGAATATGAAGAATTAAATGATTGATTTACCAACTGTTGATCGGAATACATTAATTCATCAGAAACAAAATGAAGAACATAAGTTTCTGTAGTTTCATTAACACTCATTCTGTTGCTTTGTTTAAAAATTCTAAAGGCCTTTTTAAACTTTAAACTATCATTATCAGAAGATTTTGCTAAATCAATTAAAATAGATTCTGAACCATCAAACAAGAGGGCAGAAGAAAGACCAACAGAGTCAACTATTAAAACTGAACCGGTAACTATTGGAACTAGAAGGGCATCAAAGATGTTTATTTCTTCATAAATTTTGGATATATCAAACTTGCCTGCTTTAGTAATTATAGCAAGTTCATTTACAACAAACTTAGAAGATGCAGAAACTTGTTTACTCATTATTCATTAAGCACTCTAATTAACTCATCCATCAAACCTGTTTGATAGAAAGAACGAGATTGTGTAACAAACTCCGACCTTAGTAATTTGATTTCCCTTTTAGATTCATTTAATTCCAACTCATATTCATAATATGTTTGTTTTGATTTTGAAATGGTTTCTGTAATTTTTTTGCCATTTGCCAAAGTATATTCGGTTGAGGATACTATAACATTAGCATATGAGTTAGCATCTATTTCTATTTTTTCCGTAATCGTATCTTTTGTTGGGTCAGAACTTACTCTTGAAATTGTTTTGAAATAACTTTTTACATTGTTCGTACTTTGCGCCCAAACTATGCCACTTTGTACGGTAGTATTTGCAGCACCGTTTGCTGAATATTTGTCATTAACATAACTAACAAATGTTCTTTGATCTAGTGGCCAATCATACTGAGGATCAATAATATCGTTAAACAATAAAACTATCCAATGCTTTTCTGGTGAACCATAATACTTATTTGCAATTATTTCTGGTGTATCACCATCCTGAATATCATATGGATAAAAAATAGAACTGTTTTCTTTTAGTGAATTTTCAAAAGCAAAACGAGCAATAATATTTGTTACCGTATCGAGTTCTATCGATGTGTTTGAATTACTATAAAATGTCGTTGGGAAATAATTAAAATATTTTGCCATTTTTTATCTCTTAGGGTCTCTTAGGATTTGCAAAAATATTCTTTTTCATTCCTTCTACATCTGGTCTTTGTCCACCAGTCTTTGATCTGAAGTCTCTTTTAGTAAGAAACTGAGTCTCTTTAAAATCAAGTGTCATTTGAATTGCTGAAGGCATACCTGTTCTACCCAAAGCAGGGCTTAACTCCGATGGCATCTCATATGTTGACCAACCATTGGGCGCATAGTTTACAGATATATTTTGTAAAATACAACGAGTCATTTGGGGTACGTTTGGATTAATTTTGCCCGCATAAAAAAATTCAACTTCAAACTCTGATGGTGCAATTAATAATAGGCCGTTTGATGAATCATCCAATTCTGGCGCTTGATGAAATCTTAAAGTTTCTATAATGTTTTGAACTTCTAAAGCTTCTCTTTCATCACGTGGATAGAACATGAATTCAAAAGTAAACTCACGAAAATTTGGTGATGTATATAAAATTTCCATTCTTGGGTTAACAACTGCACCACCCGTACCTAAAAACAAACCTACTTTTGTTGTTTGTTCAGCTCCAAATAAAGCACCAGCACCTTTTGCTGTTGTAGCAGCAAGTGCTGCTTTAATTGTACCACCAAGATTAGAATCCTCTCCTGATTTCATTTTTTCAAAAAGAGAAGAACCTGTTGCAAATGCTTGTCCAGCAAGTTCTTTACCTAACTCTAAACTTTCATAGTTTTGTGAATATGTGAATTGCACCGTGTCTGGCATGTAAAGTGCAATTGAGTCACTTGTTTGAACTGTAGTGTCAATTAGTGCTGTTCTTTTTATTTTTTCAACACTTTGAATGTAGGAAGAGTTGTTTGTGTTTTGTGCTTCTCTTGCAGAACTAAATGAAGAACCTGCTGGTTTAAAAAAACTAAGTTTTCCACCCAATGCTTGATTAATTGAATTGAAAGCCTTGTCTACGCCACCATTAATTGCACCCGAAAATTTTTCTTTAATATTGGGTAAAGACGGTATAGTTTTTCCACCAGTATTTGTAAAAGAAGTTGGTATATCACCTGACGATTGAACACCACTATATTTTGAACTTTTCTGTTTGAATACATGAATAACCATGTAGTGTGCTTTATCATAATTACCAACATCGGCTGGATAACGAAAAAGATTTTTTTTGTTAGCATTTTCAAACAATGAACTAAGAGGTCCACGTGTGCCTTCTTGTTTTATCGTGATATCTGACAGACCGAAAAATGGCATAAGAAATTCCTATTTGTTGACTAGATAGTATTTATGTCAAATAAAGGAAAGTTTAGACCGAAAAACCCACAAAAGTACAAGGGTGATGCAAACAACATCATCTACAGGTCTACTTGGGAAATAAAGGTAATGAATTATTTAGATGAGAATCCGAACGTCATTTGGTGGGGTTCGGAAGAACTTCCTATACCCTATCTCAGTCCGGTTGACAGAAAAAAGCATCGTTACTTTCCAGACTTTATCGCCAAGATGCGTAAAGCAGACGGTACCGTAATGACCTATGTCATAGAAGTCAAGCCTGAAAAACAAACTCAACCACCCACACAGAAGCGCAAGACTAAGACGTTTCTACAAGAAGCGATTACTTACGAAGTCAACAAAGCAAAGTGGTACGCCGCTACTGAATTTTGCAAAGACCATGGCTGGCAATTTCTAATTTTGACTGAAAGACACTTAGGTATCAGATAAATATAAGATGGCGAAACGACTTATTGATAGAATCAAGGAATCCCTTGCAAAATCAGGATATGCACCACGGTCACGTGAAGCACGTGCCTGGTTAAAATCCAAAGTTCCGGCACTCAGACCTACCAAAGGCCAATTGATGAGTGACCGTGAACGATTAAAAAATCAGTCTATCATAGGTCGTATGTACTTTTATTATTATGATCCAAAGACGAAAGATTCGTTGCCATATTACGATAGGTTCCCATTGGTTATTCCAATAGAACGATACTCAGACGGCTTTCTAGGGTTGAATCTACATTACATTCACCCAAAGCGACGAATCATTCTTCTCGACAAGTTAAGCACAATCTTAACGGATCATCGATATGATGAGAGTACAAGATTCAGAATTAGTTATGATTTTTTAAAACGAGCATCTAAAATTTATGAAGCCACGCCGTGTATCAAACGATACTTGTCTGGACATGTGCAGTCTCGTTTTCTTGAAATAACAGCAGATGAGTGGGATATTGCCGTCATGTTACCAGTAGAATCATTTGCAAAAGCAACTGCCAGCAAAGTCTGGTCAGAATCAGAGGATAAATTTTAATGTCGTTTTCACCTAATCTATTTTTGTCGAATATGAATGCAAAGGGCGGTCCCGCACGCCCTTGTCGTTTTGAAGTTATTATACCTTTGCCGGCATACATTGCTCAAGCAGTTGGAAACTCTGTATTAGAAAAAATTCTCAATTTTCCGAATTCAATTTTTAGTGATGTTTCAAGCGCAATCAATCAGGCTCTAGGCACTGGTAATGGCAGCAATGGTGCAAATCCAACTGTGTCTAGATACTTGGCACTTCAATGCGAAGCAGCAGAACTGCCAGGCAGAACATTAGAAACTGCTGATGTACGAATCTATGGTCCATCATTTAAAGTGCCTTATCGTATGCAGTATTCAGATACAAATTTTACCTTTATTTGTACAAACGATTTTTATGAACGCAAATTGTTTGATCGTTGGATGGAGGCAATTATTCCATCAGACACAAACAATATCAGATTTCCAAAAAGTAATGCATCGAGATATTTGACAAACATAAAAATTATACAATATGATGATTTAGTTCGTCAAATTTTTGCCGTCGAACTAATTGATGCATTTCCAGTAGGTATTGCCCCACAAGCATTGAATTGGGGTGATGATGGATTTCATCGACTGTCAATAAGTTTTGCGTATCAAAAATATCGCCCAATTTATGAAGGTAGTTTTGATATTGGTCAAACTCTTACAACACTTGGTGCTGGAGCCATTTCGACAATTGGAAGAAGTTTATTTTAATAATTTGAGAGGAAATTATGTTACCAAAACTTGATGTACCACTTTATTCTGTAAATTTGATTTCGACAGGAAAAGAAGTTCGAATTCGACCATTTTTGGTCAAAGAACAGAAACTTTTTTTAATGGCAGCAGAATCAGAAGATTCCAAAGAAACAATTAATACAATTAAGCAAGTTCTAAAGAACTGTGTACTAGATGATATTGATATTGATTCGTTGCCCACATTTGATCTTGAATATCTGTTCATGAATCTACGTGCAAGATCGGTAGAAGAAGTTGTAAATTTAAAATACAAATGTAACAACACGGTAAAAAATGACAAAGGTGAAGACACTGTTTGTAACGGTACTGTAGAATTTAATGTCAATCTCTTAGAAATTCAGCCAACAAAACATAATGAACATTCAAATAAGTTTATGTTGAATGATAAAATTGGCATCTGTTTAAAGTATCCGACTTTTGAGATGGTTCAAAAATATGAACAAATGGAAGAGAATGATATTATGGTTAATATTTTGGTTGACTGTATTGATTATCTCTACGACGATGATCAAGTATACTATGCCAAAGACTCTTCTCGTAAAGAATTGGAAGAGTTTGTAGATTCTATGCAACAAAAAGATTTAGAAAAAATTCGTATGTTCTTTGACACGATGCCTGAAATTAAAAAAGATTTTGAATTTGATTGTCCAAAGTGTGGGTATAAGGAGGACATGGTGGTTAAAGGACTCCAAAATTTTTTCGCCTAATATTTCGTTATGACACTTTAGCTAATTATTATCAGACAAATTTTGCAATGATGCAGCATCACAAGTATAGTTTGACCGAACTAGAAGAAATGCTACCTTGGGAAAGAAACATCTACATTAGTCTGTTAGTTAATTATTTGGAAGAAGAAAAAGAACGTATTAACGCACAAAAACAAAAACGATAATGGCAAATAAAACGTTTGAAGACTTAGCGAAAGAACTTGGTTATATAAGTTTCGCTGATATGAAAAGAACGATAGGTAGAGGTAAAAGCCTAGCTGAGTCTATCTTTTCCAAAAAAAGAAAAAGTTCAACTTCACCAACTAAGGTGGGCAATCCATCAGAAGGTTCAATCAGTGAAGATATCATACCTTTTCTAAACATCATTGCTAAAAACTCTCTTGCTTTGCCTGGTATGGCAAGAGACATGAATGTGCTTCGTCAAAATATCGTCAAGTTGGTAAAACTAAAAAATGCAGAAGCTCTTACAAAAGCAGACAAATTCTTTAAGTCAGAAGATCAACGTGAGGCAGAATTAGAAGCAGCACGTAAACAAGAAACTGCGCCAATTCAAGAAAGAGAAGGTAAAGCCAAAAAAGAAAGAATGGAAAAAGGTGGTGAAGAAGAAGGTATTCTCAGTTTTCTTTGGGATCTGATTAAAAGTATTTTGGGTGGTTTGTTTATTGGTTTGGGTATGGCATTTCTTAAAGTTTTCGATCTTGGCAAGTTAATGTCTGACATTGCAGACAAATTAAATCCATTACCATTGATTGAAGGATTATTTGAAACAATTAAAGAAGGTTGGCAAAAAATAACAGAAACAGATATAGTAAAAGAAACTCTAATTAAAGGCGTTGGTAAATTTCTAGATTTTATCACTGCGGGTTTATTTGGTGAAAAAGAGTTACGTAAGTCTTTAGATAGTCTGTCGGAATATCTAGCACCAATGATTGATGTTATGGGTGAGACATTTAATAAAATTGTTAGTTGGCTTAAAGATAATGTTGGTTGGGATCCGTTTACGATACCACTTTCAAAAATAAATGATATACCTGGTGTTGGTGATCTTCTGAAAAAAATTGGATTGGGTTTTTCAGATATTCAAGTTCCTGGTTTCAGACCATTCGATAAGAAAAAAGAAAGTGTTACTGTGCAGCCAACCGGTGCAACTGCACCGGTGCCGCCACCAAAAGAAGATTTGGGCAAAGGAAAAACAGCACTAGGAGAAACAACTTATGATGCTGCGGGCAACGTAGTTTCATCAGATGCATCAGCAGGTAAACCCACAAAAGAAAAAGGTAAAACTGGAACAGCGTCTAAAGAATCTTTAGCAACAAAAGCCGAAACAAATAAAGAAGCAGCAATAGAGTTTCTAAGAAAAAAAGCCTTTGTACAAATAGACCCAAATTCTAAAACTGGATTTTCAAGAGTAGGCACAAACTTTGAAATATCCGAACAAGCAGTAAGACAAGCAATTGCTGACGAAGGTGGTAATCCTGATAAAATTTTAAAAGTAATAAGAAGTAAAGAAACTTCTCCAGAACAAGTTAAAGCTGCAACATCAACTGGTGCAGTTGGTACTACCACTGATGCTGGTTCTACTGAGGCAAAAAGTGCCAGTGGTGCAACAGGAATGTCTGGCGCACCTAGTACAGCAAGTTCTGTTACACCTTCAGAATCATCCCCTTCACCAGCAGCATCTTCCCCAACGACTTCGGGTGCTGCATTATCATCAACATCATCTGAAGTTGCTGAAGGACAAAGAATGGATTCGGCTGCTGATGCTGGAGTGTATGTTGATGCTGGAACGGTGAACAACAGTTCAACAAGCACAGGTAAAAAACCTAAAGAAACTGCTGGCGCATATAACAGTGAATTTATTAACTCTTATTACGCTGTGCCATAATGTTATCCGATCTTCTTGGTCTTACAATAGACAAGGGTGACTTAAACAAATCATCCCCATCACCAGTAGTTGGTGCGCTTAAAAAAACAGCAATTAATTATCTTGCCATAGGTAAAATGGCAGAAGAGCTGAAACTAGTCAAGTTAAATTTCTCACGCTACTTAGCAATGGAAGGTGTGAAGGTTAAAGGCACACCTGATATGCATCTTCTCAAAGATGATGAACGTGCAAAAAAATTCAATGTTCTACGTGAAAAATATGTTGGTTCAAAAATATCTCCAGGTGCAAAAGACGGCACAAGTGGCAACAAAGGCTGGGCAAAAACTTTAGTTGCAGCGTTTATTGGATATAAAGTATCAAGAAAGTTTGAACGAAATCTAACAGCAGCAGTATTAAAACGTTATAGAAAATTAACAGCCATTCGTAAGTTAATTCGTTTTAAACGAAAAGTAATGTCTGGCTTGAAAAATTTATTAGGTAAATTAAACATTAAAAAGATGTTTCTGGAGTGGTTTAAAAAGAACACATCAAAAATAATGAAACCTCTAATTGAGATGTTTACAAATGCCATTAAACGTTTTATGCAAAAAGGTTTAACTAAGTTAATTCAAAGAGCATCTGTTTCAATACTGGCGTCAGTTTGGTCAGGTCCATTTTTGCCTATTGTCGCCGGTGCTGTTTTAATTGGTTTGATTTTATGGGAACCCATAAAAGAAACATGGGAAGCATTTGTAAAAGGTGAAGATTTTATTGACAAATTTATTGTAAGTGTAATTGATTCTCTTACGTTTGGTATATTTGGTCAAGACAATATAAAAAACTTTAAGGACTCTTTTGTCGAATGGATAGACACGATGGCAATGAAAGTATTTAATACTATTGACAGTGCCATCAAATTTGTTGAAGAAAAGGTTACTAGTTTTGCCACATTCATCATTAGTAAAGCAAAGTCTTTATTTACAACACAGTCTAGACCCGAAGATTACAAATCCTCTTTTGAAGAGTTAAATGAAAAACGTTTGAAAGATGATGCTGAAATGTTTGAAAAATACGGCAAGTATTTTGAACAGATGAGTGAATCTATTGAAAGAAAAAAAACAAGAATTGCACAATTAAAAGTTGAAATTTCGGTTTTGGAATATAGTATAACTGAGATGACCGAAGGTCCAGAAAAGGCTCGTTTGCAAGAAGCTAAAATAGAAAAGGCAAAAGAAGAACAAAAATTAGTTGCACTGGAAAAAGAACGAACAGAACAATTTGAAGGCATAGGTGATGCTGGTGATGATGAAAGAAAAATTTCAAAGAAAGTTAAAACCGAACCTGTAGTTAAACCAGCAACAAAAAAAGAAGAGATTAAAGCAGCAACAAAACCAACGCCAGCGATAACACCAACAACTTCTAAACCATCAGCAACAAGCGGCGAATATGAAGCCATTAAACAAATGGTAATCGCAAATGAAGGATGGAAAAATAAGCCCTACAAAGATTCACGTGGGCTGTGGACAGTTGGTGTTGGACACTTGATTGGTGACGGAAAAACTTTACCTAAAGAATGGGACAGAGAATTTTCAAATCAAGAAGTTCGTGAATTATTTGAAAAAGATTTTAAAGAACATTTAGACCTTGCTAAAAAAGCACCCGGTTGGGATATAGCAAACGAAGCAGGTAAAGCAGGTTTGATTGATTTAACCTATAACATGGGCGGATATTGGTACAAAAAATTTAAAATTGCTGCTGGTTTACTTAAAGAAGGTAAATTTAAAGAAGCTGCCGATGAATTTAAAGCAAGTAAATGGTACAAACAAGTTGGAGACAGAGCGCCGGCAACAGTAAGTTTAATTCGTTCTGGTGCTGCTAACGACAAACAAGGTTCGGTAGCATTAGCATCAATTTTATCATCAACAAAAGTTGCATCTGCTGGAAAATATATTGGTGAAGAATCGAAACAATTAGCTCAAAATCAAAGAGAACAAATGAAGCCTAAAGATGTGAATGTAGCTGACGCAAGTAAAACAAATAACATCAAGAAAACAAATAATCAAAACGTAGCGTCAGTAGAAAAAACAGACCCAACAGAAGCATTGGCAAATAGAACAACCTAATGTTTGATAAACTTTTTAATAAAACAAATCCAGAAAGTAAAGTAGTAAAAGATACTGCTACACCAAAAGGTATAGCAGCGATGCGTATTGTCGCCAAAGAAACTTTGTTGTTTCCATCAATGGCAAAACAACTAAGATCACTTAGCAATACTTTCTCTAGATTTGTAAAGTTACATAACATTCAACCTGCCGTTGGTGGACAAATATCTGATTTAACCAAATCACTTTCCGAATCAAAAGAAATAAAAGTTGCCAATATTAAAGTTAAAAAATACGGTAAAGAAAAAAAGAGAACTTTTTTGGCCGGAATATTAGACAAATTAGTTACATTAATTAAACTCTTGTTTATTGGAACTCTACTTTCAATTGGATATATCGTATACAAAGTAACTGAAATCATAACTCCATATGTTGAAGACTTAATTTCGAAAGTAAAAGAAGGAATAGGTTTTATATCTGATGGGATAAAATCGTTATACGAAAACACTGATTGGCTAAATTTATTTGAATCTTCCTTCAAAAAGTATTTGAGTTTTTTGAGTTTCGGTTTAATCAGTGAAGAACAAGTTGGTAATTATATTATGCAAGCAGGTTCTTTTTATAAAGAAATGATTAAGGGTATTGGAAAATATATTGAAATGGCTGTAGAATGGTTATCTCCAAGACTTCAACAATTAGGAAGGGTGTTTGCCATAGATGTTCTTGGTGTCGATGTTGACAAACTGGAAGAAAGACGAACAACAAGAGAAATTCTAGTAAAAAAATCGAAAGAGTTGGAAGAAGAGTATTCAAAACTTGATCGGGAAGATAAAGATTTAACGGAAAAAAAAGATAACCTAGCAAAAGAAAAACAAAAACTAGAAGAAGAGAAGAAGAAAAAACAAAAAGAAGAAGCTGAAAAAGAGGCACAAAGAAGACTTGAAGAAGAAAAAAAGAAACCTTTTCTGGAACGTTTATTCAGAAAAGAAGAAAAAAAATTACCTCCGATTGAAGAAAGACCCGTAACACCAACTCCTGCACCGAAAAAAGAAGAACCTAAAATTGACGTAAATAAAGTTCCACCGTCAGATGGAACAATGGCACCTTTGCCCGAGCCAGCAAAAGAACCATCTTCATCGGTCAGTTTGCAATCGGTTGTTAAAGACAATTCACCAAAATTTACTCCTATTGATTATTCTGGATTGAAGCCTGAATTTGAAAAACTTTTGGTGCAAATGGCAACAGCATACACAAAAGAAACAGGACAAAAACTTCTTATCAACTCAGCATATCGTTCAAATCAAGAACAAAAAGAACTCTACGACAAATGGATTGCATCTGGTAAAAAAGGAGGTGTCGTTGCTCGACCTGCTGCACCACTAAAAGGTGCTGATGGTACATCTGGTGCGGGATCACCACACACAGGTGGTACTGCTATTGATATTCAAGCAAAAGGTCAAATGTTTGGAACGTTAGCGGGTGACGTTGACAACCCTAAAGGTTGGTTAGAAAAATTCGGGCTTACAAGACCAGTCACATCCTCTTTCCTAATAAAACAGGGAAAAGATCCTTCTAAGAGAGAAGATTGGCACGTAACTCCTTTGAAAAGTCTACCCACACCTGATGGTGACATTGTTCCAAACAAATCTGGAAAACCCGTTGACTTGGCAACAGGAAAACAGGCGCCAGATTATGATATAGGAAAATCTTCATCTGAACTATCAAAAGAACAAAGAGAACAATCCAAACCGCAGAATCCAACTTACATTAACGCACGTACAACAAACAACGTTGTAGCAGAAACGAAACGAACAAACGTTGCAGTGCCAGCATAAAAAAACGCCACCCGAAGGTGGCGTTGCAGTTTAATCTTCTGCTAGAGACTTGAAGTAATCAAGTTCTTCATCTTCAATGTCGGGTGAAGAGCGTGGTGTAAAGTCTTCAGCCTTTGTCTTAGACACAGGTGCGGCACCATCAAGACCAAGAACTTTATCAAGTTTTGCCTTCAACACATCATATGACTTGAAGTGTTTAGGATCAAGAAACTCTTTGAGTGAGTATTCTTTTTTCCATAGTGCTTCAAGTTTTGCATCATCACCATCAAACAATGCTGAAGAAGATTCAAACTCAGACTTGTCGTAGTTGCGATAACCTTCAACTTGACGAATCTTGATTTTGAAGTTTGCACCATCCCAGAAGTCAAATGGATTAATTGCCTTCTCATCTTCAAACTGAGGATTCATTGCCTCTGTCAGTTTGTCGAAGATTTTCTTACCAAACTTGTACAGTTTGATTTGACCTTCGTTTTCCGGATTCTTGGGATCAGAAACGATAAGCACATTTGAAATGTATGTAAGGCGACGTTTTTGCTTACGTGCGATTTCTTTGTTTGCTTCAATACCAGAGTTCCACAATACAGAGTTGTATTCTGATACTGGGTCTTTCTGATTCAAAGTAGTCAAAGAATTTTCAATGTACCATCCACCTGGACCTTGAAAACCATGATTGAAGACACGAACCCAAGGAAGTGCATCATCACCATCTACTGCTGGTGCTGGCAAAAAACGAATAATTGCCATACCATTACCTGCTTTGTCTACTTCGGGTTGCCAGAAGCGATCATCTTCTTTGGAACCTTCGGCGGGCGTATTGATTGATTCAATCGCTTTGGTGAGTTTATCGAACGAATTGCGATTGCGTTTGAGACTAGAAAAGTCTGACATAATTTACCTCGTATAAGTTAGTTGTTAAAATGTATGTGCGTCTTGTCCACGTGTTTCATTATATACTTGTATATATGTGTCGTCAAGAACAGATTGCACAATTTTTATCGTTTTAGCCGTTTCTTTATGAAGAATGCCTATGCCGCCTGCCATATTAAAGTCATCAATGACATCTTGGGTATCATCAATAAGTATAATATCAGATTTGGCATAGTTTGCTTTTAAATGACGACCAGGTACGATATTGGCTGTAAAGTCGATGTGATGACGTTTCAACCAAACCTTTTTCTGCCGCTTCACCTCTTCATGATGCATACGGCCCCCAGAAGAAGAAAGTATCTCTACAGGTATATCAAGTGAGATAATGTACTTCAATAGTTCTTTACCACCCGGATACCAATCCAGTGTTTCAAAGTTTTTGCCGTCTACGAACTGATTCCATTTATCATCATGTTTCTCACCACGTTCACGGCTGCTTGCCGCTTTTTCTTTGAAGACTTCTTTATATCTTTTATTGAAATCAGACAATACACCATCCATATCAAGATATATTTTCTGTATTCGCATCGTATTCCTTTTTGAGTATTAGTTTGTATTTTGTTGGTTCGAATGGTATGAACGGTGTGTATTTCTTTATTTTTCGACTGACATTAGGATAATGAATCGTGTCACTGATTTTCTTATCCCATAACGGTAAGAAGTTAAGTATCTTATTCAGTATACAAATTGATTCCAGCGAAATTTCATCATGCAAAAGTTTCTGTAGTAATTCTGGATACTCACCATCCTGTACCATTAATGAGTCATTTGGATTCTCCTGACTTATTAATGATTCAATTTCGTTTGTGAATGTGTAGGTCAATGACTGTACAATCTTCTGTCGTTTACGATACTCAATGTCTGCATCATTGGTCAGAAGATGGCCTATCCAGACATCATGGTTATGCACCAAATTAGCAACAATATAATCACGGCATATGTCAACATTTGTGAATCTCCGACTGAGTTTATAAAAGTGCCACTTATCTTTACGATTCTCAAATGCACCAATGCTTGTGCTTACCTTACCATTGTACTTAAAGTAATCGTAAGAATCTGAATTAAAGTGGAGTTTAAGAGAAGTGTATATACAGAATGCTTCATATCCTGTCATATCGGTAAACGATTGCCTTTCACTTTCAACATATTCAAACGTTCTGCTTGTTCATGAATTTTTGCTTTAAGATTTGGTGTAATGAGTGAAGCAGCAACCTC